GCGGCCCAGCACTTAGCACAATGCGGCCCAGCACTTAGCGGCCCAGCACTCAGCGGCCCAGCACTTAGCGGCCCATGCACTTAGCGGCCCAGCACAATGCGGCCCAGAAAATAAAAAAGCCCGATTCGCGCCGGTTTATGGGCTTTGAATCGGGCTTTTTGGGCCGGAATTGACCGGCGCGATATAGCGCGAAAATTAAGGGTTATTTTTTTAATTAGTCACAATCGACCCCCAGAAATGTAGCGGCCCATGCCATGGCCCTAGAATAGTCAAAACCCCCAGAATCGTAATTGTCTGCAACGTGCTGCAAGGCTTGGTTAATGTCATAATCCGTTAATTCATTCTCAATTAAATCATTTTCAAGATATTGCCTAAACATATTAACGGAAACCGATAATAAATCGTAAACCCCTAGTTTTTCGTTTATAGAATGTTTCAAGGCAAATAATTCATTTTTCGTTAAATTTTCAATTGTCATTTCTTAACCCCTAAAAATTTGAATCGTTTTTTCCACTAATTTTTTTCCCGTACCATGGGCCGGAAAACCAACAATAATGTCACGTTGACGGGCACATAATTGGCACGTCGCGCACGATACGTTATCGCGAATAGTGGCGGGGCAAATAACGACGCGACGGCCCATTGGGGTGAATGTGTTTTCCGTAGAATCGGCGGGTAAAACCGTCACCACTGGGCCTATTTTCAAATTAGCCAATTTATCAGCATGGTCTAAATTATTTGCACTTAAATTAACAGTGAAGCCCCAGTCATTAGCGCCCCGTATAAATTTTGCATTGTCACCAATAGCGGGTGAATAATGAGTGTATGTAAAACCCCGTAAACCGATATTCGCACGCACTATTTCACCTAATGCGGCCCCGTCGATTGTTTCACCGTTTCCCGGCAAATCCCCAGCTTGCGCGTGACGCCATAATTGACCGGCCGGAAAATTTGCAATTGTCTCAACATAACCGGTTAAATCAGTGCCCCGCGTGCCGTCATTTACTTTTCCCCAATGCAAGGCCAGCGGCCCCGATTTCGCATAACATCCCCCTTTTTTAAATGGACAAATATCGGGGCAAGTATTCGCGGAAATAGTGCTTACGGGTATCGGGCCGGTTTTGGCATTGGCTGATTTTAATGTGATATGGTAAAACGTCATTTTTAACCCCGATAAATAATAGTTGAAACGTAAGATATAGAATCGGATATATCACATTTTCCAATGTGAATCGGGGTTTTAAAATCGTCAAATTTTCCCCCATATAAATTTAAAATAAAATCATTAAATTGTTTTATTTCAAAATCATCTAATTGTTTTAAATCATTATTAAAAATAGCGGGTAAAAATTTATCGTCAACGGTAAATAATGTTTTCATTTTTCACCCCCCAACATGAATAATTGTAAAATGATTTTTAATAAATTCATGGGCACAAAAAGCCCCTAAAATTTTATTGTAAACGTCACGTTTAGAATGATAATAATCCGCGTTATTTTCACCGGCGCGAAAATTTGACCACTGATTTTGTTTTGCGAATCGTTCTATATCATTTTGCAAATTATTATCGGAATAATATGCTTTGAATCCGTTAATATCATAATGCGCGATAAACCCAGAACAATTATATAAATAATCGTATCCGGTTTTATTTAGTTTATTAATATCTTTGCACGCGGCCAAAATATTTTTCACTATTAACGATTGTTTTTTTGAATCTATTGGTTTAATCATAAATCCCCCGTTTTAACTTTGTTAATCGCTTCAGTGCGAGAATTGGCACGCAAATAAACTACGCACGGCCGGCCGTCGACCCATGCCCAAACGCCCCAAACATTGGAAGGCGTGCCCCAGTAAGCCCCGCCCTTGTCGTATCCGTCGCCCCCGCCTTGATAGCGTGCGTGCAAACGTTTTGCACCAACTAAATTTGCGGGGTTATCGCCATGCCGGCCCATTGGTGCACCGTATCGGCTTAAAACGTCAAAAAAGGGGTTAAATTGTTTTTTCATTATTTGCCCCTCATTTGCTTGTTTTGCGTGCACTGATTCGCACGCTATAAAACGGCAAACCCGTCGACGTATTTGCCGTTATCAATTGTCGGGACGGGTTAAATTTTGCGGCTATGCTGGCCCAATCAATTGTCTTTTTTCCATCTTGATAACTAATAGCGCACCGGTGTAACGTCCCGTCGATTGTGCCGGCGCCGGTTTCAATCAATAAATCTTTTAGTTGTTTTTCTTGTTGCATTAAATCGGATATTTCCGATTTGATAGCGGCCAATTCGTCGACGACATTTGACAAGTTTAATTTAGTGATAATTTGCATTTTCTATCCTTTAGGGTTTAGGGTTTAGGGTTTAGGGTTTAGGGTTTAGGGTTTAGGGTTTAGGGTTTAGGGTTTAGGGTTTAGGGTTTAGGGTTTAGGGTTTAGGGTTTAGGGTTTATTTGACCAAAACGTCAAAATATTTCAAAGCAAAAAAGCATAGAACGGCCGATATAATCAGTGCCGCTGCAATATCTAAAAATTTATCCTTAATCATTCTCTATCCTTTAGGGTTTAGGGTTTAGGGTTTATGCTTCGCGCTATCGCGTCGCATGGTGTAATTCTATCCTATAACGGATAACATTAACGGATAGTTGACAAAAAAAACAATAGATTTTTTGTAAAATTATGTAAAGTGCAAAATTAATTTAGCGGCCCAGCACAATGCGGCCCATGCACTTAGCGGCCCAGCACTTAGCGGCCCAGCACTTAGCGGCCCAGCACTTAGCACAATGCGGCCCAGCACTTAGCACAATGCGGGTATGTAGAGAATCAAGAAACGTCAACAATGAATGCGCATCTAGATACGCGCGAATTGGCCAAAATTAAGAGAAAATAAAAACAAAAAAAAGAAAAAAAACGCTATAGAATGCACCGATTCTAGAATTCAAAATTTAGCGCATGGGTTACGCGCTAAAATCCCGATTTAACATAATGAACGTTATATAAAGCCGATTTGCCCTTAGAATCCATGCGCTTTTTGTGCCGGTTTAGGGTAAAAAGGGACTCTAGGCTCCCCCCCCACCCCAAAAAAGACCCGCCACCCTACCGCATTTTTCGACGCACACACCGAAAAATGACTTCCGCAATCGCCAAAAATTTTTTTAAATTTAAAATCAATTGGAGTGCGAAAATATTTTGCACCCAAGGATTTGATGGTAAGGGCTTGCCCTGCAACTGGTGCCCGTGATATAAACGGCGCATGAGAAAGCCACCCCGACCAGCAGTTCGTTATAGTGAGGCCGTTGCAAATCAAATCTTGGATTTGATGATGCAAGGCCATTCTGTTCACGAAATCGGCAAAATGCCTGGTATGCCGTCTGATTTTGTGATTCGCAAGTGGGCGATGGATAACCACAATGGGTTTGGGGATCGGTACTGGGACATTCGCAGGGCTATTTATGATGGTCTTTTGGAAGAGATTCTTGAGATTGCGGATGACAGTAGCGGGGATGCTTTTATTGACCAAGATGGCAAGCGGAAGTTGGACAATGAGTTTGTGCAGCGTTCGCGTCTGAGGGTTGACACACGCAAGTGGATTTTGTGCAAGGTGTTGCCGAAGATTTATAACAGTCCTGCCAATGGAACCGCCGAGACAGATACGGTGGTGACTGTTGAGGGCGGTTTGCCTGATGCCTAAGGTTATTCTGCCGACACTGCATTCTGGGCAGGTTGATATTTGGAATAACAAGAGCCGCTTTAATGTGGTTTGCTGTGGTCGTCGCTGGGGTAAGACCAAGATGATGGTGACGATTGCAGCGGATACGGCGTTGAAGGGGTTTCAGGCGGGGTTATTTACGCCGGAGTGGCGTCAGTTGGCAGAGCCGCAGACTGAGTTGCTGGATATATTGAAGCCGGTGACGAAATCGGCGAGTAAGACTGAAGGGGTTATTCGCTGCACGACAGGTGGTGTGAATGACTTTTGGGTTGTGAATGACAACCCTTTGGCTGGTCGGGGTCGGACGTATAAGGTGGGTTTCTTGGATGAAGCTGCTTTTACGAAGCCGGACATGATTGATATTTGGTCGAAATCGATTAAGCCGACATTGCTGACGACAAGGGGGTCGTTTTGGTTGTTTTCGACACCCAATGGCGTGGACCCAGACAACTTCTTTTACCGTGCTTGGCATGATGAGGAGTTGGGGTTTAAGCAGTTCTATGCGCCGACAAGTACGAATCCGTATGTGCCATTAGAGGAGCTGGAGAGTCTGAAGAAGACTGAGCATCCTTTGGTGTTTCAGCAGGAGTATGAGGCAAAGTTCATTTCTTGGGCTAATTCGACGTTCTTTCGGCTGGAGTATCTTTTAGAGAATGAGCAACCCGTGGAACCCACACTGAAATGTGATGGGGTTTATGCGGTGATGGATTGCTCGGTGAAGAGCGGCAGTGAGCATGATGCGACTGCGGTTGTGTACTATGCGTTTTCCAAGTATTACGGCCATAAGCTGGTGGTGTTGGATTGGGAGATGTACTCGATTGATGCGGCGTCACTTGAGCATTTGGCTCCCAAAGTGATTGAGAAATGCGAGATGCTGGCGAGTACTTATCAGGCTCGGAGTGGCTCGTTGGGGTTGTTTGTTGAGGATGCTGCGGGTGGGAGTGTTTTGATTCAACAGGCTCGTAGCAGGGGCTGGCCGGTGAAGGCTTTGTCTAGTCGCTTGATGAGTAAGGGCAAGGATGACCGTGCATTTATTGTCGGGGGGCCAGTGGCGTCTGGGCTGTGTAAGATCAGCAGGTATGCTTATGAGAAGGTAGTGAATTGGAAGGGCAGGAGTATGAATCACTTCCTGCATCAAGTAACTACCTTTAGAATTGGGGATAAAGAGGCTGCAAAGAGGGCAGATGACCTGTTGGACTGCTTTACTTATGGTGTGGCGGTTGGCCTGACTGATTATTCGATGATGATTTGATTGTCGAGCAAGGAATGATATGAGCAACATAACCATTAATGGCACGGGGTATCCGAGTCCTTTGATGAACATTCTGAATATGGATGTGCAGCCAGGGGCGCAGCTGTCCTATGAGGACGCAAAAACTTTGTGGATATACCACCCTCTGGCCGCAAAGGTTGTGGAAAAGCCTGTCAGGTTGGCGCTGTCTAAGCCAAGGCAAATCAGCATTGGGTCGCCTGTTGAGGATTTGCTGGTTAAGGCTTTTATCAAGGAATGGAACCAACTGGACTGCACGAACCACGTTCGGGATTTGTTCCAGATCAGTCGGGTTTATGGTGTTGGGGCGATTGTGGTGAATGCGCCCAACATGAGTACGACTGACCCAATTGACTTTTGGAAGTTGGGTGAGGTTGATGATTTGTATGTGAACGTGCTGGATGCGTTGAATCTGGCGGGTTCTGTGGTGACGAATCAGACGCCCAATGCGCCGGATTTCCAAAAGCCATTGCAATACATCACGGCGGCGGGTCAGCCTTATCACCCGAGCAAGAGCGTGACGGTTTTTCATGGAACGCCCATTTATTTGGATTTCCAGAGTTCGTCACTGAGCTTTTCTGGCCGCAGTATCTTCTTGAGGGCTTTGTATCCATTGAAGTCGTTTGTGCAGTCGATGCAGGTGGACGATTTGGTCAGTCTGAAGGCTGGGTTGTTGGTGGCGAAGATCCAGCAGCCTGGGTCCATCATCAATAACCTGATGGAAAAAGCCGCTGGTTATAAGCGTCAGTTGTTGCAAGAGGCTTCTACTGGGAATGTGTTGAGCATTCAGCCGGAGGAGAATATTGAGAGCATTGACCTCAATAATACCGATAAGGCGATGACGGTGGCGAGAGATAACATCATTGCCAATATTGCTGCGGCGAGTGATGTTCCGGCCAAGCTGTTGAAGGATGAGGCTTTCACCAAGGGTTTTGGTGAGGGGTCTGAGGATACGAAGCAGATCGTGCAATACATTGAGGGTTTGCGTCATGAGATGCGCCCTGCGTTTGAGTTCTTTGACCGCATTGTGATGCACAGGGCTTGGAACCGTAATTTTTTTGAAGCGCTAAAGAATGAATACCCTGAGATTTATTCGGATGTGAGTTATGAGAAGTTCTTCTTTGAGAGCAAGGATGCTTTTGAGGCCAAGTGGCCGTCATTGATGGAAGAGCCTCACAGTGAGGTAATCAAGGGCGAAGAAACGAAGTTGCACGGCATTACTGAGATCTTGCGAACATTGATGCCTGTGGTTGATCCTGAAAATCGCTCGAAGTTGATTGAGTGGGCTGAGAACAATATCAATAACATTCCGGAGCTGTTTGCAAGTGAGCTGCGGTTGAATATTGATAATTTGAGGGATTATGAGCCGCCAGTGGCTCCTCTGCCTGATGTGAAGCTGCCACCACCTTCGCGTGGAACCTAATGGCTAAACAGAAGTCTTTTTCTGAAACCTTGGCGATGGCTGTTGGAGCCATTGCCTTGTACGGCTTGCTGTCGAGTAAGCAGTTGAAGGATTGGGAAAAGGCTTTGGTTGTGGCCGCACTCTTTAGCTTTATGCAGCCCAAAGAGATGAACTTAATTTTGTATAGGCGTCTGGACGGCGTTTATAAGGATTTGGTGACGAATAAGGGTTTGCTGAAAAAGTATCCAAAGATGGATAAAGGTTCGTTTGATCGGGCCAAGGATGAGATATTGCGTCGATTGGCGTTAAGAAAATTTGTAGGAGCAGATTTAATTGAACGAAACTACAAAGAGTCAATTGACACCGTGGTTAGGCGTTTTGTTGGATGGGCCAGCAGCGTACCTGCTGGAGGAATCAAAGAGTTTGACCGAGCAGAAGAGAAAAAGAAAATCCAAAAAGCTATCTCAAATGTGGACGCAGAAGGCAAGTTTATTGTTCGTGATCAGATGCACAAGTTCCAGACTGAGATTGAGGAAATACTCAGTGTAGAGGGACGGGCGATTGCGGCAAGGTGGCACTCGCAGTGGAGGGTCCCAGGGTACAACTACAGAGAAAAGCACAAGCACATTGATGTGAGCGGTGAGTTTTTTGTGATTCGTGACAACTGGGCGATGAAAAATCGGCTGATGAAGTTGTCAGGCAGGAAGTATGTGGACAGCATAGTGCGGCCTGGGATGGAGCCGAACTGCAAATGCGTTTATGAATACATTTACTCATTATCAGATTTGCCCGAAGATATGTTGACAGCCAAAGGGCGGTCATCTATTGCGACAAAGCTAAAATAGGTCATACAATAAGATATGCCAACAGTAAGTCCCGCTCAAGAACGCTTAATGCAAGGCGTTGCACACAATCCCGCTTTCGCTAAGAAGGTTGGAATTCCGCAATCTGTTGGAAAAGAATTTGTTGGCGCTGATGAAGTGCCTGAAATTACCGATGATCCGCTTCATGCGTTGGCGCATCCAAAAGAGGATGCAGACCCATGCTGGAGTGGTTATAAGCAGGTTGGCATGAAGGAAAAGGACGGCAAGCCCGTTCCTAATTGTGTGCCTGAGGATGACTCTGAGGCGTGGCAGCGCAAAGAGGGTAAGAACAAGAATGGCGGCTTGAATGAAAAGGGCCGTGAGTCTTACAACAAAGAGCATCATGCTCATTTGAAAGCGCCACAGCCTGAAGGTGGTTCTAGGAAAGAATCGTTTTGCGCTCGGATGCAGGGTATGAAAGAAAAGCTCACATCTGAGGAAACCAAGAATGATCCCGACTCAAGGATTAATAAGTCTTTGAGAAAATGGAAATGCGACGACGAGGGTGCAGAAATGCCTTATAAAGCGCCGATTGACCCTCAAGGCGGGCCGTTTACTCGGGCTGCTGGGATTATGTTTGTGACCGTGGACGGAGAGATTTTGTTGATTCGTCGCGGTAACGGCGGCGATTACCCTGGCACTTGGGCCGTCCCTGGGGGCCACCTCTGTGAGGGCGAATCTGATGAGCAAGCTGCAAGACGCGAATGCAAAGAAGAAACGGGCATCGACTTCCAAGGCCCACTGGAACGATTGCATGATGACGGGCAATTTGTCACGTTTCTTGCAAGAGGTGTGGAGAAGTTCCCCGTGCATCTCAACTACGAGTCCACCGGATACGATTGGTGCAGACCAGATGACGCCCCCGCGCCCCTTCACCCAGGCCAAGCAGTTGCATTTCGAGTGGCCGGAGCTGGAACAGAATTAGACATTGCCCAGCTGATGATGGAAGACATTCTTCCTAGTCCACAGCCTTACGGCAATATGCATTTATTGAACATCCGAATTACGGGTACTGGTCTGGCTTATCGCAGCAAGATTGGTGAACACGTTTGGCGTGATGCGAGTTTGTATTTGAATCAAGAATTTGTGGACCGTTGCAATGGTCTGATGGTGATCATGGATCACCCCGATGGCGCTGTTCTTGATACGAAAGAATTTAAAGATCGAGCGATTGGCTCCATTATGTTGCCCTACATTAAGGGCGATGAAGTGTGGGGTATTGCAAAGATTTATGACGACAAAGCAATGGCCGAAATTTGCGAAGGCGATATTTCGACCAGCCCTGCGGTAGTATTTGACGAATTCAGTGGAAATACTACACTACGCACTGAGGCAGGGGAGCCATTGCTTATAGAAGGTACTCCATTCCTTTTGGACCACATTGCGATTGTCACAAAATCGCATGGCTCAAAGGGCGTGTGGGACAAAGGTGGCGAACCAGCCGGAGTTTTATTAACCAACCCTGAGGTGTCTGATATGACAGAGAAACTTGAGCCGAAGGCAGATGCCGCAGGCGATGCATTTAGCGCCATCCTTAGCGAACTGAAAAAACTTTCAGTGCGTATGGATGCTATGGAAAATATGCCAGCTCCCCCGCTGGTGTCTGCCGCTGATAAAAAGCGTAAAGACGACGACGAATCCATGATGGACGATGACTCCAAAATGGATGATGACGAAGAAGCCGAAGAGCATAAATATGTTGCTCGTAAAGGTGACGACGACATGAAGAAAAAAGACGACGACATGATGAAGAAAAAGAAGCGTAAAGACGCTGAAGGTTCTAATCCTGTTGTGCATGGTCCCGCTGGCGAAATGAAGCCTGATGATGACGATGCCAAAAAAGATGATGATGACGAAGAAGAAGAAGCAATGAAAGCTGACGAAGAAGAAGCCGCTATGGCTGATGCTCAAGCTCATTGCGACAGCGTCATGGCTGCTTTCGGTAAAGCTGCTAGCCGTCCTTTGAAGGGCGAAAACCTAATGGCTTATCGCAAGCGTTTGTTGCGCGGCGTTCAAGGCTATTCGGACAGCTGGAAGAATGTTGACCTGAAGGCCATTAAAGACAACGCTATGTTGGCTATTGCTGAAAAGCAAATCTACGCTGAAGCCTTGGCTGCTAGCAAAGCGCCTGGTGTTTACGCCGATGGTCAACTGGTCGAAATGACTGAGCGTGATCGCGCTGGTCGTACCATCACCAAGTTCAAAGGTTCTATCTCTGCATGGTTGGATGACTTCAAGTTGCCAGCAATGCGTGTGACCGCCTTTAACCTGCCCAACAACAACCAACGCTAAGAGGTAAACCATGAGCGGTTCTATTGCTTTCAATCCGATGTTGACGACCAACGCTGCTGGTCTGTTCAACACCAACTCGGCTGGCTACACCCAAGGTGATGCCCTCGACGATCCCGCAGTCAAGTTCTTCTTGTCTGGTGGTATTGTTTCTTCTTCGGCTTCTACTCCTTTGTGGGGAGGTCTGCCAATTTCTGAAGACATTCCTGCTGCTGCAAGCCAGCCCGGCACCAACACTTTGGGTTCCACCATTGCGTTGGCTACCAACTTGGCTAACAGCACTGGTATCACCGTGTTCAACCAAGCCTACGGCGGCGTTATCACTCCTACCAGCACCTGCCCTCAGTTTGCTGCTGGTTCTAGCGTTAACTTCTACCGTTTCGGCTCCGGCGCTCGTATTCCTTTGCGTATTAACCCCGCATTGGTTTCGTTGGACGGTGGCCTGATCACTCAGCAAGTTACTTGGGACTTCACTGCCCAGTGGCTCACCACCTACGACAGCACCAACGCATTCCCTGTGCGTATCCTGTCTATCAGCACCAGCGGTAACAAGACTGCCAGCTACAACAGTGGCACTGGCGCTTTGAACTGGATTTACACTGAAGCTCTGGCTGTGTGCCTGATCTAATTAACTAAGGAAGGAACACAATCATGTCCGGATTTGCACCGTCATTTATTACCGCCAACCCCCACTACATGATGCCTGAACTCATCATGCAGTACAGCTTGGCTTCTGGCGCTTTCACCACTTTGGCTGGTGAAAACCCAATGCCTCGTTTGGGCGAAAGCGATTTGTACGTTTACGCTAAAAAGATTCAGCTGACTACCCAAGTTCAAGCTAATCAATCGCAAGTGAACAATCTGCCTAGCGCATCGGTCATCCCCTCGATGATCAGCACTGCTACTTACCGTATGCAGACTCGCGCTCAGTACGATGGTTTCGACGAAGCTGCTACCTCGCACTGGGGTTACAGCTTGCCCGAAGCTATGCGTCTGGCTGCTCGCCAAGGTATTGCTCAACAAATGCGTAATGCTTTGTTGTATGGCTTTAACCCTGCCAACGGCGAAGGCTTGATCAACACTGCTGGCGCTACTGCCGTTTCTTTGGGCGCTGACTCCAATGGCAACACTGGTTACAGCACTTGGGATTCGGGCCAACTGGCTCAGTACCTGTTGAACTTGATCGGCGCTTTGAAGGTTCGTACCCTGCAAATCGGTCAGCCTTTGCGCTTGGTGTTCTTGGCTCCCCAACGCTTCATCAGCCAAATCTCCTACTCTGGCGTAGTTTCTTTGACTCAGTTCCAACGTGTTGGTGCTGGTGTTGAAACCGCTGCTGGCTTGGTGGAAACCGTGGCTAAATGGGCGGGCGGTGATGACGTTAGCTTCGCTGCTGACGACACCTTGATCGGCCAAGGCTCTGGTGGCGCTGACGCTATTTTGTTGATCGCTCCTGAGTTGAAGGTTCCTAAGGCCAACGCCAAGATCAACACCAACGTGTTTGCTCAATTGACGCCTAACCAAACTGCTACCTCTTTGATGTTGACGGACGTTTCGGCTCCTACCGAAATTCCTACTCCCATCCCTGATGGCGGCATTACCACTCTGTACACCATGCGTTCGACTTCTGGCTGGGGTATCCGTCCTGAAGCACTGACCGTGTTGTCTGCTGCATATTGATTTTTAATCAATAGCTAAGAAGCCCACTTCGGTGGGCTTTTTTTACGTCATAATATATTTACTCCAAGTGATGCTGGAGTGCGCTTTTATGAGGGTCAGGGGCCAATCCCAAAAGGATTGGCGCATCACCCCTGACCTTCACCCAATAGGGAAAAATCATGCCAAAACTTTACATTGCCAATTGCTCTAAGCAAGAGTTCCATTTCACTTATATGCTGCCCGAGAATATGCGTCCTTTTTCGCATCACATTCGCGCTGGTAGCCAAATTGAGCTGAACCATAATCAAGACGAAACTGATCGAATCATTCAGCAGCATTCTTTGTATGGAATGATGGAAGTTGGTAAGGTCAAAAAAGGTTTTGGCGGTTTGGTTTATCGCATGGATAAGCCGATTAGTGTTGAAGCAATTCAAAGTGGTTTCACGCAAAACGAGCAAGAGCAAATTGAACGTGCGTTGCAAGCTCGGACTGTGACGGCGGTTGTGGCTGACAAGATGATGTCGGATCGGGCGCAAGAGCTGGGTCTGCGTCAAAAGGCGGCGTTGGAAGTTGAAGTGGTGGAAGAGTCCAAGGGACCAACGGACACCAACGAAGGCAAGTTCAACGAAACAATTACTGTGGTCAAAGATGGTGGCGCTGAACCGGCTCGACGTGGTCGTCCTCGTAAGGCATAATGCTGGCAGCTATCCATCGTAGCTCCTAGATTGAACGCCTCCATCGTTTGATCCTTAAGCCCCACTTGTTGGGGCTTTCTTTTTTATTGGTTGTGCTTACAATAGCCAATATGCCTGATACCACACCTACACTCACAGGTTTCCAGACGTTCGCGCAAAATGTTGCGGGAATAAATACGACTGTGATGCCCACGAATGACCCAGGCTGGGCAGCCGCATTTGCATTCGCTTTGGAGTGGATTCCGACTTGGGCCAGCAACGCCAGCGCTGTTTTATACACAGCCGCTGTGTACAACTGGGGTGTGTCTGAGTTGATCCAGTATCAACAAGATCAGTCGGGCCAAGTATTTTTCCAAGCGGCCAGAAAGCAATTTGGCGTCAATAACTTTGAGGCCGGCGTGGTGGATGAAGCGTCCGACACTGGAACTTCTGAGCATTTGGCTGTTGGCCGTGGTTTGAAGAACATGGATCTGATCAGCTTGCAGCGGATCAAAGACCCATTTGGCCGTCAAGCTGTTGCGATACTGCAATCCTTGGGCACTTTGTGGGGATTGACATAGTGACAACGCTTAACATTGGTGTTGTTTCGGCTTTCTATGAAGACGGCAAATCTGTCGTCGAAGTGGCTCAAGAGCTTCAAGACAACTACAACTTGTTTGGCGCTTTTCAACACGACAATGCGGCCAAGATCAGTGCTGCATTGGGTGCTGCTTATGCTCTGGCTTTGTTCACAGAGGATGAGCCTGACTTTGGGCCGTCCAATGTGGCGATTGCCGTCAACTTTCAAGATTGGATGTTTGCCGATGGTCCTGCCAATAGCTCGGCGATTGATCGAACCAAGTATCCCGTTCCAACACGGATTTCTATTCGTGAGAACCGTGATTCTTTCTTGGACACATTTACTCTGGCGAATAGCCTGAGTGCATCGGTGGATTACGCATAATGGCGACGATTGCTGAATCTATTGCCGCCACGGGTCCACAGCAGTTGTCTGCTGGGTTGCAACTCGGCACAAATACCATCAGTGGCAACGCTACTCTGACTTTTCAACTGTATAAAAAAGTTGTCCTGCCAATTGATGGTTATGTGTTTTGGGTGAATGCCACTTCATTGGCTAATACCAATGCGATCTATAACAATGTGGCCTACAACACGGTCACTTTGGACAATAAGCAAAAGCCATCTGGTAACCCTGCCCAAACGGCTGCACTCAACTTTACGGTTTTTGGAAGTTTGCACTATTTCCAAGAAATTCACCAAGAAGAGCAAACGACCTACACTCGGCAAAATTTCTTGTTTACAGCTGAAGAAGCTGTGAATAACTTTGCTTTGGTGGCTCCAAATGAGATGTATATCTCTGTAGCTCCGAATGGATCACTTTTGTCTTTCAATGGTCAGATTGGCCGGTATGACCGCTCTGGCTTGTGGCACTATCATGGCCGTGCGTTGTATTCGACTGAATACACGCAGATTATTCAAGACTCAAATACGCTGTCGTCTGCACAAATTGTCAGCAACAGTATGCCGTTTTGGATGTCGCTGTCTACGCCGGAGCTGCCGATTTATCCGAGCTATTTAAGTCCTTTGAATTTGACTCCTCCTTATGTGACGGCGCATATTGAAAGCACAAATGCTTGGAGCCAGACACCTGCTTATGATCAGTATTTGAACCAAACGCAGCTGGTGGCCGATGAGGTCAAGTTCACGATGTGGGGTTTGAATAATGATGCTGTGATGAATTTTCAGTATCAGGTACTGCAAACTTCATTGAATGGTGGGTATGGAATTAGCAGTATGCCCGTCATTTACGACAAGAAGGTTCCTCAGAGTGAGTTCCAAATTTTGGCTCAAGCAAAAGGCTGGGATTTAAAGGTGAACTACACTCAAGGAAGCTCTCGACAAATAGCGCAAAAGTTGATTACTTCAGCATTTGCTTCTTTCACGCCAGCATGACAAAATGCACCCTGTCTAGACCTTAACCCTTTTCTCTGGAGAAAATTATGACCCAAGGCCCACTTGCAGCAACAGTAGCCGTTTATAACAACGGCACAGCTTCTGTTCAAAAACCCGCACAACTCGACGTTGCAAGCAATCTGATCGTTGGTAAAGGTCTGAAGACCGCCAAGAATTTGAGCGCCAGCACTGTGGTTAAAGCTACCGCTGGCCGTGTGGCTCGTGTGAGCGTGATTGTTGCTGGCAGCGCCGCTGGCACTATCAATGACGTTGCCACTACTGGCGGCGCAGCTACTGCCAACGAAATCGCTTCGATCCCCAACACTGTTGGCGTTTACGACATTGATATGCCTTGCACTACTGGTATTGTTTTTGTACCCGGCACTGGCATGACAGCTGTCGTGTCTTACTCGTAATTCCTAAAAGGAGGCCGTTGTGGCTAATAACATCGTAACGGTAAACGTATCGCAGCAGGTTGCTAGCACTCCTAGCAAACTGCAACAAACTGGCGCTCTGATTTCTCAAGGTGCTACAACCCTGTCCGTTGATGGCACTCAATTTCTGACGCAAGCCAGCGATTTAGCCACCATTATCAAAACTCCAATCGCCATTACTGGCTTGACTTGGAGCGCTGGTACTGTGACCGTCACAACGGCTTCCGCTCACACTATCCCTGCTGGCGACACTGTTTTTGGCGTTATTGCTGGTGCATCACCCACCAACTATGACGGCACTTTCGCTTGCACTTATGTAAGCCCAACTTCGTTTACATATCCTCTGGCATCGAACCCCGGCACTGAAACTGCTCTTGGTACGTTCCAGTTGCGTGCTTGCGTTGAGTTGCAAGCGATGGTGAACACATTCTTTGCTCAAGGTGCAAACCAAGGCGTGTATGTGCTTGAACTGGGTACTGGCACTGCTGCTCAAGGTGTTACTACTTTGACCAGCTACTTGACCAACCCCACTATCAATTTTTACGCATACTTGTTGCCTTTTGAGTGGGATATTGAACCTACTGCTGTCACCTTGGCAAAACAGTACACCAGCACCACGGCTGCAACGTATTTCTATGTGACCACAACCACATCGACTTACTCTAACTGGACTGCCACCAAGTCGGTGTTTGCCATGTTGCAATCGCCCTCGGCTCCAAGCACTGAATTCAGCGCTGCTGCTGTGTTCCAAGTGGTGCTGTCAACAGCCCCAGGTGCGGTGAACCAAGTTGCTCCCTTGTCTTTCCGTTATATCTACGGCGTGACTCCTTACACCACATTGACCGGCACTCAGCAAACCACTTTGGCTGGCGTTGGCGTGAACTGGGTGAATACTGGTTCGCAAGGTGGCATCAGCAATACGCTGATTCAAACCGGTGAATTCATGGATACCAATCCTTGGAACTACTGGTACGCTGTGGATTGGCTGGTGATTAACGGTTCTTTGGCATTGTCTGCTGCTGTGATCAATGGCTCCAACAATCCTACCAACCCGCTGTATTACAACCAATCTGGTATCAATACCTTGCAAAAGGTTTTGCAATCCACTGTCAACAACGGTATCAGCTTCGGCATGATCTTATCGCCAGCCACTGTAACCGCTATCCCGTTCACCACTTATGTGGCTCAGAACCCAAGCGATTACTCAATTGGCCGCTATGCAGGTCTGGCTTGCACCTTTGTTCCAGCTCGCGGGTTTACTTCTATCGTGGTTTATTTGACCGCAAGCAACATCCCCGTTTAAGGAATAGATCATGTCAAATCCACAAATCCTTCAAGGTACTCTTAATCGGCTGCAAGGCTCGGTAGTTTTTGCGAACTACCCAGCCCTGACTGTCACCGCTCCTTTTTTGGGCAAAGAAGCTATCAGCATCGCTTTTGAAGGCGATGTTGCCCAGCTGATTGGCACTCTGACCGGCGGCGTGACTTCACCCGAACCCTACCAATACGCTACCGCCACAATTCATTTGGTTCGTTCGCAAGCATTGGCTAATGCTTACAAGCAACAAATCGAAAGAAATGCTCTGGTTGGCTCCATCAACGTGATCAGCGATTCAAGCACTCTGGCTCCATTCCAGCTTGAAAACTGCGTGTTGATGAGCTTGCAAGACTTGAGCTTTGACGGCACTCAGACCAACTTTCAAGTGCGTGTCCGTGGTATTTACAACATCAACTCGACGATGTGGGCCGCAACCTAAATCTAAATAGATTTAGAATAAAAGCCTCAACCGTATTGGTTGGGGCTTTTTTATTTGAGGAATTACCATGAAAATTAGTAAAAAACTGGACTTAGTTGTCACAGTTGACGCACCCGATGGTGGTCAGTTCCACATTTACAGCACTCCTATTTCACGCATAGTGTTTGAGCAGTTCTATGATGAACTGGGTGCAGTATTTACAAAATTGTTTGGTGAAGCTGGAAGTGCCCATGTGGCGCTATCCGCTCCTCAATTGGCCTATGCGGCCTTAAAAAAGATTTCGACTGATAAGGGCACTTGGGATCAAGTCAAGAATGGCTTGATCAATGAAATTGGTCGCCTGACTACAGTTCTTCATGCTGGTGATAAAGGCTGGCAACAGACCACCTATGATCAAGCTATTAAAACAAAACTTCTTGATGAGGACACGGAATCGGAGGTGATGTCAGCTCTGATTTTTTTTACATCGATTGTTTGGGTGGCTCCAAAAGGGCTGGCCCAAGGGTTCTTGGAGATGGCTTCAGCCTTGCGTCAATGGGAACTTACTTCCTCGGGCATTACGGAATATCTCAGTTCTTTGCCGACATCGACAGAAACCGAGACTTCGGTGATGGCAACATCGTCGCGTGTTGTCTCTCGTACCTAAGTGAAGGGGGTTTTCGTGAGTTTGTTGAGGAAAACGGTGGAAAATGGATTGATGCCACCGAGTTTAGACAACGGCACATCCTAAGTGCATTGAAAACTCGCAGTTTTCTCTGACCAACGCTAGAATGCATCATGGCTGGAGAAACTAACCCTATCATCAAAATAGACGTCGATGACTCGGCGTTTAAGGCGTTCCAGAAGACTTTTGAAGAGTTCAAACAAACGCTTCAAAATCTTCCTACAGCTTTTGCTCGGATAAAAACCGAACAATCAAAAGCCACGACTGAGGCGAAAAAGTCGGCCAAGGAATTGGCTGATGCCGAAAAGGCAAGAGCCAAAGCCGCTAAAGAGGCTCAAAAAGCAGAAGTTGAAGCTGCAAAAGCCAAAGCAAAAGCAGAAAAAGAAGCATCTGCTGAAGCAATCAAAGCTGCCAAAGAGGCAGAACGTGCAGCCAAGGCAGCTGAACGGGCACAAGTTCAAGCCATTCGTAATGTTGAGGCTGCTCAAAGACGAGCTTTATCTACAGCGATTAGCACATTTCGGCAGCAGCAATCGCTGAATGCGGCGCTGGAAAAGCAGCAAATATTTGAAGGCCAAGTGTCTGGAGCCAAGTTCGGGCCGTCCAGACAGTTGCTGGAGAAATATCGGGCGAATCAAGTCCCAGGCCAACTATTCGGTCCAACACGCCGGATGTTTGAACGTGCCCAGCCGGAGCAAACTCCTGGCAATCAATTCGGGCCTCCTCGTCGTCTGTTTGAGAAATACGAGCAGATGAAAAAGGATGAGCAAGAAAGAAACCGCAGCGACTACTATCTTGAAGCCGATGCTCACATAGCTGCCTACAAAAAGGTGATGGCGGCTAGGGATAAGGATGATCAGAAACGTCGATCATCTGAAACCGTTTTCTCCACAGATCAAGAAAAGCGTTGGCAAAAATTCACCAGTTCAATGGGTGTTGGCTACTTGGGCCAAGGTCTAACTGTTGGTGCTGCTGTTGGCAGTTTTGCTGCGGCGATTGATGCCTTACGAAGGCTCATGGAACTCACCAAGAATGTGGCCGAAGAACGTCGAGCCGCATCTCAAATTGGTGTTAATCAAGGCACAGT